CCTGGTTCAACATTACCGACTGACTTACCTTGGAACACTACATAGATATTTCCAGTTCCTGTTGGAGGGGCCGCTGTGAAAGCTAAAGTTGTACCACCAGATATTGAATAAGCTGAAAACGGATCTTGTCTAACGTTTCCAACAAAAACTTCTACTTCCGCAGTATTTGCAACACTTTGTGAAAGTGTAAAATTTGTTTCTGAATTATCACCATTGAACTGTTGAGAGTTCATGGTGTTTAAATTTTGTTTCGGTGCATTTCCTACGTACGCCATGATTACTCCTATGAACTTATTGCATCAACTGTAGACATCCAGACACTTAATGAACTTGCAGTATCTGATTGTGCCTTAACTACGTCTCCGTTTTGCATTACTAATTTACTTCCACCGTCTATAAGCTCGAGCGATCCGCCCGCAACTATCGGCGCATTTTTGATTATGTAGTGGTCTTGAGAACCACCTGTTACTGAAGATGTTATAAATACGTCTGCATTTATTGTTGATGTTGTTATGTTTGCGAGACGAATAGAAATTATAGCATCGTTAGAATTACTAGTATGAATAGTTACTGCTGATGTTCCTACGTCCTGGTCTCCGAATCTTTTAAAATCTTGTGCCATAATTTATTCCTTATACTATAACGCGATTGCCATTGCAACGGCAAAACCCGCTGTAGCTCCTGCTGTTCCACTAGATGCTGCTGTTACTCTTCCTTTTGCATCTACTGTAATTGATGAATTTGTATAACTAGCTGCTGATACTCCAGAGTTAGCTAGTGTTAATGCTCCGCCAGATGCAATTGTTGCATCACCTGATACTGCTGATTCTTGATAACTTGTACCATCTGCAACTAATATTTTAGCAGCTGTATTGTCTGGCATTCTTAACTGTGATCCTACAGTTAAATTTCCATTTGCATAATTAGATATAGTGTTTGCAAAGTTACCCATCAATGAGTGACTTGAACATTGATAATATAAAACATTTGGTGTGTTAACATCAACTGCTATTTGTGTATACGCACCAGATGATCCTGGTGTACCATTAGTGGTTACTCCTGTTGTGTAAGCCGTAGATTTGTCTGCTTCTAAATAAAATCGTAAAGGGTGACTTGAGTTAGTAGAATCAGATTGATCAAATCTATAGTAGTATTTATAAGATGCATCTGCTCCAGTAAAAGTAATTGCCGGAGATTCAAGACCTCCTAAAAAATAAGCACTTGAAGAACCTTGGCCTGAATAAGGATGGGCTGTTGTTTTTGTACCAACTGTAACAGTAATTAATTCTGGTGCTGATGAAGAACCGTATTCAACCGGACTAGGTAAATTAGCTATAGTTGCAGGCAATGTACAAAATACATCTAATGTACTTGAACCACCTGAATTAAAATTAATTTTTGAAGTGGTGCCAGCAGAATTACTTAATACTGTAGTTCTTTCTAAAGTTGTAGAACCTGAAAGAGTTCCTAAACCTACTTCAAAATTTGCTGTGCCTTGTTCAGCGATAGTGTAATAAGTGGTGTTAGAAGTTGCAATACCACTATTAAAAGTTATAAAACCTTGTACCGCACCTGCAAGAGTTATATTACCCGTGCCTTGTGATGTACTAGTTTCTCTTACTCTATCATTTAAAACCAAAGCCATTTAATTTTCCTATTACGAAGTTATACTAATAATCGCATCAGAACCAGCAGGTGATCCAGAAGCTGGATTTGGGAATGTAATTGTAAACGTTCCGTTAGAACAAGATTTAGTTCCACCAAAATCTAAAACAACAACTAGTCTGTTAGCTGTACTATCAACAGTAGTGCTATTATAGATTACTCCATATGCTGCACTAAAAGTTGCAGGTGTAGGGCTTCCCCAAACTGTATCTGCAAAATCAACAGTTGCAACATTAGTTTGATTAGCTACTGCCTGTGATGTTAAAGTATTTCCGCCAGTTGAGTATTGACTTCCACTACCTGTTCCAACTTCATTAGCAACTCCTGATGAATAAACAGTACTTGAAGTAGTGTAAGGTGCACCTGAACCTGCTGTATATAAAGCAAGTTTAAAAGTGTTTCCAGACGTTGCAAAATCATGATGACCGGAAAGTAGAGAGATTCCAAAACTAAAAGGTACTACATTTGCCATATTATTTTATCTCCTTATTAACTTGATGGTGATTTAACATTGAGTTGAACACGAACTTCACCATCTTGATATTCGTCTCTACGTCTGATGCCGATTTGTTCGACAGCATACGATTCTATAGCTTCACTATATGCTTTTGTGTAGTATTGTAACATATCTTGCGGACCTTTCAAGTATCCATATGCATTTACTAGACAAGCATATAAAAGCAAATCTTGATATTTATTTGATAAATAAGTTCCATTTGTAGCGGCTGGCGCTGCTGTTGGTTGTGTTGTATCAGTTATACTTATGGGTTCTTTGTCATAAGCAAGTGTAATAGCATAAGTTTTATCAGGAGTTGGAGCTACTACCCAAAAAGTTTCATCCCAATTTGCGTAGTATTTTGGAATATCCACAGCATTTGTATTTGGTGTAGAATAGTATTCTGCTATAAAACTTGTATCTCTTTGTTCTAAATAAAATTGATTACCTGCTTGATCAGTTAATTGGACATATCTAATTGCTCTTAAATCATCTGGAATAGTTACATATCTATTTCCAACAATTAAATTAGATGTTGCATAAAATACATTTTGATCAGTATCAATTGCTCTTGTAATTTTATTTTCTGCATTAACTATAATTCTTTCTAAAACAGAATCACTTAATACATTACTACTTACTTCTGTGTAGTTTCTAATATCAGTTCTTAAATTATCTAAAGTGTATGTCATTATCCGTTTACTACCTCAAGAGTTACAGGTCCTGCTGAACAATTTGTTCCTCCACCTTCTATATTACCTGATGTTGCATTACTAGTGCTAGTTATATAAAAAAAATTTATTGGATTAGTTATTGGATCAGACGTTGTTGCTCCAGTAATATTACCAGCAGCATCTATTTGACCTAATGCAATTGTAAAACCATTTGCATTATTTAAATCACTTACATTATCAAAAGTTGGAATGTTAGCAAATGATTGTAAATTTCTTAAATCAGCTGGATCAGAACCACCTGGTCCTGCACTTGTTACTTGTGGTGCTCCTCTAAATCTTACAATGGAACCTGCAGCTCTTTGATGATTTTCTGAAAAAACATTTACATAAGTTACACCACCAGAAATAATAGATGTAAATGGATTGTTGTCTAAAAGTATTAAACTTGTTTTAGAAGATGGTTGTGGTCTTGGGTTATATAAAGCTTGAGGATCCGAACCTACAGGTTTTGGAGAAAGTTGTGGTTGCTTTGCTTCAAACTCTGAAATGTGAACTAAAGATCCGTTCCATTCTCTGACCATTTCAGAATATGGATATACCATTCCTGATCTGTCAGAAATTGCTAATGCATGTTTACCGGAAGCATACTTACCCATTATACTCCATCTCCATAAAATGTTTGTGGTGAAATGAAAGTAGATGTACCTTGATTATCTGCATCAAGTGCTCTTAATAATTCACTTTCATATCTTCTTTCTAACTCTTGACTCATTTCAGGTGAATATTTCATACTTAAGTAATAAGCTAAACCAGACATCATACAAGGATAGAATCTATTTACGACATCTGACGTATTATTGTATGCACCTACATCTTGAATTTTTGATAGATAATAAAAACAAAATTGAAAATTACTTGGTGTAGTTGTACTAGATACACTTGAACTTGGTGTTGTATATAAAAATATACTTGGGTTTAATTTTCTTTCTACATAATATTGTGAAGGTGTGCCTTTAGCTAATTTGTTTGGAGTTTGTGAATATGTAGATCTGTCTATTTTAGTTAATGCAATATCTTGAGTTTCTGTAGTTGTAGTATTATTTCTATAATATGCTTCCAACACATCACTAATATCACTTGGAAAATTTTCTGAATCTGATGCAAAATTATATTCTGCTTGTCCTAATACTAATGGAACTTTAGCTAATTTTACTTTCCATAAATGAACACCTCTATTACCCCATTCTTGAAACATAATATTTAAAGAACGTCTTGCTGATCTTAATTGATAACCAGTTCTAGTTCCTCTTACACCAGTTCTTTCAAATGCTTCTTCTATGATTTCATCTATTTGTGGATTAAATTCAGTTGTTTCAGAAGTAGGAGAAATAGTTTGAGCAGTATTACCCATACCAGATGTAGCTGTAGCTCCTGAATTATAATAAAATAATAAAGGTGCTCCGACTGTTCTTACGGGTGCAACATTAATTGTTGTTTTTGCTCCTGCAGATCCTGGAGTTCCTGTATGTGTAACTCCTGTTGTATATTCTGTTCCACCAGTTGTAAAAGTTCCATCTTTAGTTGCTGAAAAAGAAAATTTAAAATTAGTATTAGAACTATCAGAGGTATCAAATATAACAGTGTCACCCTCTTGTAAAAACAATACAGGACTTACTTCTCCGTTAATAAAAAATTTATTAGCGGTTCCAAAGGCGTTAGTCCCCGATGCTACGGTTACTGTATAAGTTAGTGTAGCCACAATTTACTCCTACGTAAATGTTATAGTAACACCTGGAGTGTTTGTTAAATCTAAATGAACTCCTTCATCAAATAAAATTCCAGAACCTGGAACATAAAAATCTATTCCTTCAGTTCCAAATTTGAATGTAGCTATTGTAGTTCCACCAGATCCACCGCTTTTAAATACGATAGAAGAACTTGCAGCTCCTTCAGCTTGGATACCAGTTATTCTAGCTCTTTGTGTTGTAGGAACCATTTGTCCATCTCCTGTAGCATGTGCTACGAGTTGGTCACTTGTATATCCTGACATATTGTTCTCCTTAAAATTATGTGTGGGCCGAAGCCCACACTAAATTATTTATTAACTTAAATTGTTATTCTGAATGTATCTTATAGTTAAAAATCCTGTACCAGTACCAGTATTAGTATTAGTTAAAAGCATTCTTACGTCAGAAGTTCCAACATCAGCATATTTTCCAACTCTAGTTGCGTTAGCTCCAGCAGTTATAGAAATTATTCCTAATGTTCCGCCTGCTACGCCACCAGCTGCTGTTAATGCTGTTGCATCTCCAACAAAACCAAGTCCTGTTGTACTTGCTGCTCCAGACCAAATTGCAGTTACTGATAGTT